AAGACGTAAGCCGAAGAAGACAAAGCGACTTTAAGGCTCCTTTATATTTGTTCCAACATAGAAACGTTGTTCAAGTATCTTGGGGATACAAAGAAGATTCTAGCAATGTTAGAATAGTTGCTGCCAGAATAATGACCATTCAAACGGATTTTCCAGAATCCGGGTCGCCCGTAACTACCATAATTTGCCAAAGTGAAAGGGCTGCCCTAAATCAGATAACTAGTAGAAAAGGCGTGCCGTTAGGTCGGGCAATAAAGGCCAGCAACGATTTGTATCAGCGCACAGAAGACTTAAAAGTATCCGAATTACTGACAGAAATTTGTAATAAAATAGGGGCAAAATGTATAATAAGCCCTAAATTTTTAAATGAGACTTTGGACAAAGATAAACAAAAAATTTGGGTATCGGGGGAAAGTTTTGATGAGTTTTTAAAAAAATTAGCTGTGGAGCATAGTGCTTACTACGATTTTAGATTAGATCCTAAAACCAGTAAGCCAACTTTAATTTTTATTAAAAAGTCAGATTTTGAGGCTAGTCCTATAAGTTCAGATCCTACGTTATTTTATTACAAGCATCCTCAAAGCATAGTAAAAAGTGTCAGCATAAAAGCAGATATAGGTATAATAGCTAACAATGGAGAAGTCGGGTTTGACGAAGAAGGAAATGCTATTACTAATTCTGCAGAAGATCCTCAAGAAAATACTGAACTATTTCGAGGAGAAAAATACATAGATTCTAGCCCTCTAGGAACTAATCCTGTACCAGTAGCACAAAGTGTAGCCGAACAACTAGCAAAAGCAGGAGTTACAGGAAAAGCAGAATATAATCCCGTAGAAGTCGGGGAAAAGAATTATTCTGAAAGTGTAGAAGCAAAGATTGAAGCCGCCTCAAAAAAAAGTGTATTAATGGAACTGATAGCTATAGGGCATACGAGACTTACTCCCGGTATAATAAATGTATCCGGTATCGGTGCTAGATACAGCGGAAAATATAGATTAATAGCTGTTACTCATACTTTAGACATAAATGGTTATATTTGTAGGTGCAAAGGTCAAACTTACACTGCTACAGATGGAGTAGATATAGCAAATAGTTCTAAAGGGGAAGAGGCTAAAGAAGAACAAGTTGTTATTAGACAGTTTGAAGAAAGTAGCAAGACGGTCAGGGACAATTACGAAAAATTTATATACAAAAAATAATTTATGTTTCCAGTAAAAGACGATTCTTTTAAAACAATAAAATATGCCGGTAGATCTAAGGCTAAGGTTATTGACAGCAGAGACCCTCTAAAACGTGGCAGAATACGGGTAGATCACCCTTTACTGGGAGATACTGGATGGATTCCTTATTTAAGAACTAATTCTACTTTTGATCCTCCATCAATAGGAGATATAGTGTATGTTGAGGTAGATGGCGGCCAATATACTCATCCTTTGGCTTGGGGTAATTTGACTAAAGGATTAGATATTCAACCTAACATACCAGAAGAATTTAGGCGGGAAGTGCCTACCAATAGAGGAATATTTACTCCGGGCGGACATAAGATAGAGTTAGATGACGGAATAGCTCCAGTAACAACTTTTCCTCAAGATAAAAATTTTACTACAGAAAATAGAGGAATTAGAATAACTTCTGTTGGCGGAAATAAGATTCACATCGTAGAAGATTCAGACAATTCTCAGCAATACATTTTAATTAACGATGCTAATGGTAACTCTATTAGATTAGATTACTCTAATAATACGATTACTATTGTATCAGTAGATAAGATTGTCACTGCTTCTGGCGGCGATACTGAACAAGAAGTTGGTGGTGATTTAACTATAAATGTTACCGGCGAAGCCAGTATTAATGCTTCGGTAATAAAGCTTAATGGTGCTAGTGGGGATGTAGTTACCTCCACTACTAGTCCGGTTATTGATAGTATTTATGGCCAACCTCAATTAGGAGTACCTACGGTAAAGGCTGGATAATGTGGGATATTTAAGGAGAAAATAATCCTAACTACAAGGGCGGACTTGTAAATAAAGTTTGTATTTGTGGAAACAGCTTTTAAGTCTATTATTACAAAAGAAATATTGCTAAGTTTTATTCTAACGTCTGTAGGCATAAATACAATTTCTTATAAAACCTTGTTGAAAGAAATAGGGTATCAAGCGGGCAAGAGAAAGAAAATCCTAGATTTGCTTTCATTTATAGTACGTGCAAATGCGGAAAAATTTTAGTGCAACCTTATGGGCGCACCTCCTGATTTTGGTCGAGGATCTAAGTTGTTGTGTAGAGGTTAAAGGATTTTTAGAGATCAGCAATCAAGAGATAAACTTGAATTTTTTTAAAGCCGATTATCCGTGTTTTTTTAGCGGATAAGATTTATTTAAAGCTTTAGGTATACTATAATGTCTTTATCTGCCGCAACATTAGGAGCATTAATAGATTCCAATTTAGCTGCAGATGGTGCAATTGGGACAAAAAGAACTAGTTTTTCTTTGGCCGTAGCTACAGGTATTGTAAATCACGTAGTAGGTAAAACTTTTACTACTGCAGATACTGGTACTTTTTTAGGTAGTCCTGGAGTTGGTACTGGAACTGGAATTTTAGGATTATCTGCTGCCAGCATGAAATCCACAGCTTTGGGGCTGTTAAGTTCTCAAGGACCAAAAGCAGATACGTTTTTGCAAGCCATAATGAATGCGGTAGTAAGTCATTTATCCGTTTCCACTTTATTTACCTCTACCCACCCCTCAGTAGGGGTGGGTACGGCCATAGTAACTATAGGTTCTATATCTGTAAATTCTGTTGGAATGGCAAATAGTATTAAAACTGAATTAGAAAATGATGGTGCAATTGGAGCAAACTTGTCCAATTTGTGTACTTCCATAGCTACTGGAATAGTTACTAATATACTAGCTTCTGGAACTGGGAATATAGTAATTTCCGGTATAGCAGGAATACCGGCAGCCGGAGTAGGTACAGGAGTTATAAGTTAATGACGGAAATAAAGACTGTACAAGAAAGTTTAAAAATAAGATTAGGCTCAGATTTAAAATTTCCAATAGAAGGAAGTTTTGATACTGTAAATGGACTTGAGCTATTATTGCAAGACATACAGCAATTATTGCTTACTATCCCCGGAGAAAGGGTCTTTAGGCCAGATTTTGGGTGTAATTTACGTAATCAAATTTGGGAAAATATGGCCGCCGGTCAAATTAATGGGGCCGCATCTATCAGACAAGCTTTAGAAACTTTCGAACCTAGAATTACTATAATAAACGTTACTAGCGAATCTAATGAAAATACCGGCTTAATAACTTTTAATATACAGTTTCTAGTAAGTAATACGGATACTAGTATTAATTTAGTATTTCCTTTTAGAACTGGTACGCAATTATCTTTTGCTTAAGGGTAACTAATGGCAAATTCTACAACTAATCAAGATTTAGATTACATTCAAAAGGATTTTGGATCTAGTTTAGATGCTCTTATAAATTTTGCAAATGTTAATTATGGTCCTGGAACGTCGGCTAACAGGCTATGGACTGATTTTAATACCGACAGTTTTAGCAGAAATTGGTTAGAAATAGTAGCTTATATAGCAGATGTATTTTTCTTTTATTTTGATAATCAGGCTACCCAAGCTTATCTTCAAACTGCTACTATCAGAAGTGCCGTTTTAGACATAGCCAGCCAATTTGGGTTTTCTCCTGCCAGTGCTACCAGTGCTTCCGGGGTAGCTATTTTTAGTATAAATTCTGCTGGTACTGTACTTAGAGGTTTTAGAGTTAGGGCCACTAATGGTGAGGAATTTTTTCTTACCAATGATATTGTTGCCTCTATTGCCGGAGATTACAGCGGTACCGTACTACAAGGTAGCATAAAAACGGAACAATTTACTGCTGCCGGAATTCAAAATGAAGAGTTTGATCTTATTGGCCCTAACGTAATAAAAGATCCGGATAATTTAAACTCTGCGGATATTTCTCCAATTCTTACTGTTGCGGGAAACGATTATAGTTTAGTTAATAGTTTTATTAGGCATAATGGTACAGATACTGACGCAGTAACAGACTCTTTAGGGGAAATAATAGGTGGTGGCGGCAGAGTTTTTACGTTAGGATTACGCCCAGAAGGTACTCCTTTTATAAGATTTGGAGATGGGATCTTCGGTAGAAAACTTTTACCGGGAGAGTTAATATCTATTACTTACCGTACTGGCGGCGGAACAGTAGGAAATATTGGGGCACAAACGTTAACTACCCTAGTAGATTCTAATCCTATAGTAACGTCAGTAACTAATGATACCGACTTTTCTGGTGGAGCGGACGAACAAAGTATAGCCCAACTCAGAGAGCTAATTCCTGCTAGCCTACGAACTTTACAAAGGGCCGTAGCAGAACAAGATTACTCGGACATACTTATAGCGAATTTTACAGAAGTATTTGATGCTTCTGCTGAAGTTAACACTTCAGATCCTACTATTGACGTTAATATTTATGTAGTACCTCAAGGAATTGGTATTCCTAAAATTAGTGATAATACACTATTAAAAAATACGCTAATAGATTTTATAGACAGAAGAAAAACGGTTACTGTACAATTCCAAATCTTGGATGCATTTGGGATACCCGTACTTATTGAACTAGAAGTTTTTGTTACTTCTACGGCAAGTAAAACTACGGTTATTTCTGATATAAAAGCAGCATTAACAGATTTTTTTAGTTTGACTACTGGTGGACCATTAGGTACGGGAATAACTTTTGCTACAGACATACTACTAAAAGATATAGGAAATATAATAGAAACAGTCTCAGGCATAGAAAGATTTGAAATAAAAAAATTAACCTATACTCCAAGAATAGAAGAGAATATTGTAGAGTTAGTTACCGATTACCAGAGTAGTGAAGTAACCGTATTTCCTCCTGTGAGCGAATCAGAGTGGCTATTAGGGGCTGCCGGAGAAGTAACGGAAGTGTCAGGGACTATATTATTTAGTAATACGGGACTAATTTCTTTTACTTATACGTCCAGTACTGGAGTAATTCAGTATAGCACTTTTGCAGACTTATCATTAGTATCTCCTGGAGATTTGTTTAGAGATGGGGCGGCCACAGATTTTTCTATATTGGCGGTAGATACTTTAAACAATAATGTAACTCTAGCTACAGGATTGACTATAAACAACACAGTCAATGACGCTAATGATGGGTCTATACGAAATGGCGCAACGGTTTATGAGTCTTTCAAATGCTTCAAAAAAACTAATGCCGTTTCTACTAATTTATCTGCAAATAGCATAACAGATAATAATCTTAGTTTATCAGTCAAAACTGGTACTGCTACGGCACTATCTGCTAGAATACTTTTAGATAATTCTCAAACATTCGTACCTAGTGAGTTTTCAAGCGGCGAATATTTTTTAGTAGACGGTGCAGGCAATATTTGGAATATAGTAGCTAATGACAGTAATACTTTACAAACTGGGGTTACTGCTATAAATGATGCTTCTATATCTTCTGTTACTGGAGGATTATTCAGAATAGTAATAAATCTTACTAATAGATCTGTAATATTTAATGATAGTATATTTACTATTCAATATAATAATCATAATACTATTTTTTCCGTTGGTGCTCAATTTGATAACATAGGTACCATAGGTGATGCTTTTCATATCAGCGAAGAACAGAATAATGTAGGAACTTTGGGAGTAATAGCAGATTTAGTGTCTTACGATTCTTCCTCAGGAATGATAAGACTAAACGGAATACCTGAATTAGAAGGAGTAAATTCTGGTTGGCATTTGGTAGATTCCTCTAGTCAAGTATTTAATATTTCTGGGGTAGATAATAGAGCGCAGCCTTATACCATATATGAAAGTTTTAATCAGGATGATGAGTTAGAGCTAAAAGGGTCTGGTTTGGGGTTACAAATTGGACAGGGATTTCAGGTACCTAGTACTAGTGTGTATTCTTCGGTTAGTTTCCATCTCAAAAGAGAGGGAAATATAGTAGGAAATCTTATAGCTAAAATTGTTAATGATAGTAGCGGATTTCCTAATTTAAGTTCTGTAGTAGCTACTTCGATACCTGTTAATGTTACAGATATAGATGATGTTTCTTATGAGAAAACGGTATTCTTTTTTACTACGCCTCCAACTCTGACAGCATCAACTCAATACCATCTAGTTTTAAGTGGGGATACTGGGTACGTTAGCTCACAATCTAGTGGATCTACGGTATTTAATAATACTGGGCTTGTAGCTTTTACTTATGGTCCTATTTCTGGAGTAATTCAGTATGCATCTTCCGTAAATTTGTCCAGCGTTTTAGCTGGGCACTTTTTTCAAGACGGTGTTGGGGCTTTGTTTAAAATTTTAGCAGTTGATGATACCGCAAATACAGTAACTTTAGACACCGGCCTTACTGTAAATACTACTGTGACTACCGCTGCTGATGGAGCAATTATAAAAAATGATAGAGTGTTTGTAGGAACTGATAGCTCGGCTCCTTCTTACACAAACGGAGCCTTAGCACAATACGACGGATTTACGTGGTTTACTGTCGCCGGAACAGATGCTATATTTTCTGTAGAAGGTACAAAAACTATAACTATAACCAGTGATCTAACTCCTGTATTAGGTGCAGGGGCTACTATATCAGAAAGGTATTATGATGACAGAGATGAAATATCTTTAATTTTAGGGATATCTTCAGGACTTGTCACATCTGCTACTGACGTAACTCCTATAGGAACAGGGACAGTAGATGGAAATCCTGGTAGTGATGTAGATAATTTTGTGTTTAGAACCTCTAGTTATTCGGACGATATAGTTAATTTACGGTTTAATGAAATACCACAATTAGACGAAGATGATATATCTATTCTTATTTTTGGTGGAGTAGATTAATGGCTTTAGTAAAAAATCTAGTAGTTTCTACGTCTGTGCCAAATGAGCTATCCTTAACGTGGACTCAACCTCTAAATTTTGGGCACTCCGACGATGAGATAATAATTACTAGGACTATAACTCATTTTCCTATGGAGTTATTTAATACTAGCTTTTCTACTAAAGCTACGGATTCTAGAGGAGTAGAAATTTTTAGAGGATCGGTAATAGTTGGCCTAGATACTGGGAGTATTTCAGTTTTGGGAGATACATTAACGGATTCTTCTGCGGCTTTTCCTACTTCTCCTTCTCTAAAAGGCAGACTTCTAAGAGATAGTAGCAGTACTATCTTTAAAATAGAAAGCAATACTACCACTAGTATAACTGTAGAATCTGGAACCCCAATTTCTGGAATATATACAGTATTAGCAGATTTTCCCACAGAAGAAAGAACACAGCAAAATTTTGAAATAGACATAAGAACTACCGTAGGTTACGGTAAAATATCTAATTTAGTAGAAAATATCAGCGGTTCTTTAACTTTGGCTAGTTTTGAAAACGATGAACTAGCTAATTTAGTGTTTAGAGACGGAGCAGGAAACAGATTTATAATAAAAAGCAATACTGAAAATATTGTACAATTATTTGAAAGAGTTAAATTTCAAAATATTAATTTAGTTACTTTTACTTATAACTCACTTACTGGAATTGTCCAGTATTCTTCTCCGGTAAACCTAAGCTCTGTGTCTAGTGGGGACGTTTTTATCGATAGTGCAGGAAATAAGTTTCTAATAAACTCAGTAAATGATGGTTTAGACCAAATAGAAATTGCCCTAAGCCAAATTGTAGACGCATCTAGTCCTGTTATAAGCGAAAGCGGGTCTATAGTATACAATACTACGCCCGTTATTGGACCAAATATGAGCATATTTAATAGTTTTGGTGCCAGCGCAGCTAAAGTATACGTAGATGATTTTAAAATAGAATCTGAGGCTAATGCAAGATCCGGTACAGGACTATTAGATAATACTTTTTATTATTATACAGCTTTTAGCAATAATATTAATGCTAACGTTGCGCAAGCAGAATTCTCTACTTACAAAAGTTTAGAGTCTACTCAGGCTTTTAATATAAGCACCAAAAACAAAATGTTTGGTACTTTATTGTACCAATTGTGGCCCAGTTTATATAGATCTCTGGACGCTACCGAAGATCTTCAGGATTTAATGGAGATATTTGGATTACAGTTTAACGAAATACATTCTTTAATAGATACTTACACTTTACAAGATACGCACAAAGCTTCTGCCAATGTTTTAGAAGCTTTAGCAGACCAAACGGGGCTCGCTTCAGTTGGATTTTCTATTGGAGCAGATACTTTACGAAGAATAGCCAATGATATGTTATCTGCTTGGAAACTTAAAGGTTCAAAAGAAGGTATATTCTTATTTATAAAAATAATTACCACCTGGGATATTACTGACGGTACGGCGGATATTAGTGAAGCAATAGTGGACGATTTACCTAATGCCGATGCTTTACGATTTTATAGTTCTAGTATAGGGCCTTTGAACCCCAGAATAACTACTACTAGCCCGTTTTTGTCCGGAGGTAGATTTTTAAGAACTTTACCAGGAATTGTAATTCCAGGATTTTTCACTTTTAGAGAATTTGTTATAACTATACCTAATGTTGCTCTGTACGTTGGGCAAAGTGAAGCGTATTCCGTATCTAGTGAATCTACTACAATGACAGACACTGGTAATAATTTTGGAGCAGATAACAGTTTAATAGGAAATTTTTTATTGCCTAATCAATCTGAGGTTAATGACATCTTTGAAATTGTGGCTAACACCGCTACTACTATTACTGTAAAGGGCATAATCACGAATCAATCTATTGGCGGGGACTATGCCGTTCTTTCCCCTTTAAATGCTAATAGATTTGTAATTTTAAACGAACTATTGCCAGGCTATATACCTGTGAAAACTAAAGCCGGATTTGTATTTACTTAATGTAGGAGGGCTTTACTATTTTACGATTTAATACGTTTAGAGCAAAAAGATACTTACGAAGTAAATTCGTAGAAGGGCGATTTCTATTAGCTTCTGAAGGTACGGATTTAGAACTCGAAATGATTGATCTTCTTAGAAGCACTGTAAAGTCTTCTTTAGGAGATACTTTTATTGGAAACGCTCTAAAAGTAGAGCGACAAAGCACTACTCAACTATTGGTTCGTTTAGGCGATGCTTGGTATGACGGATTTCCTTTTGCTATTCGTTCCAGTAAAGATGAACTAGTTTCTGGATCGATATTAAGTGCTGGTATTGTTCCGCCCGGAGTAACTATTGTAGATGATTCCGTTTCTCCCGGTAGAGGAAAATTAATCAATTTTACTCTGACTAGTACTCCTACTAATACTTATAGAGTTGTTATAGAAGCCACTGAAGAAATTATTACGGATACTGATGATGTTTTTATTAAGAACGCTACTATAACAGAAAATACCGGACAAAAAATACGAATAAATTTTAAAATAAACGTAGTATCAGAATCCGTACAAAATGAAACTCCTATTCCTTATTTAGGAGATACTGGTGCTTATAGTTCTGCCAATTTAGTAAACAGAATACAGATTACTCCTACTGCTAGCGGTAACGGGGAGCTTTTAAGTATTACTCCGGTTTCTGGGGCTAATATTGATGGTAGAGATTTAGAATTACTTGTCAGAAATGATCCTGGATTAGGCGGCGGTAACCCTATTCCTGTCGGGACTTCTGAACAAGAGGCTTTTTTTAACGGCACTTTAGTAGACAGTCGGGGTACGGAATATCACATAAATGCTATATTTTTAGATGCAGACGTTACAAAAACTGTTATACGAGTAGATAAAGAAGTAGATCAGCCTAATCCAGAATTAACTAACACCATACCTTATTATCTGAAGAAACGTAATGTATTTTACGTGGACGACTCTACTGGTGCGCCTAAAGGAAGACTGTTCTTACCTCTAGCGACTGCAAATTGGAATACCTCTAATGGGTTTGTTCATAATTCTAAAGTTACAGATTTACGCAACTCTTCTCTATCTAGCGCAGGATACCAAAATACCTTAAATAAAAAATTAGGTACTTTTGTTACTTTAGATTCTGGGGACTGGTTCTTTAATAGAGTAGGAGAAAGCAATAAGCTAGTTTGGACTGGGCAAATAAGTATAATAAATCCTCATGGACAAATATGCACGATTCCTGCAGGAAACGCTGTTTTACTCAATAATGGAAGTTTGGCCTATGAGTATAACAGTGCTGGTGGGGCTATAGGATTGGGAAACATATCTTATACTATTGCGTCTGCTGGAACTACTGTTACTTTCGTAGGAGCGGCAGATTTAAGTACCTTACGAATTGGAAACATAATAGAGGATTCTGCTGGAAATTTGGCCCAAATAACAAGTATTGATAATGTTAGTGATATTTTAACAGTTTCTCCAGCTTTAGCGGCAACAGGATTGTCTACGGTATATAGGGACTCTTTTGCTCAAGGCACTGCGCCAGTATCTGAAAACACTATAATATTGGCTACTAGAAATGGTGATCTTCTTTACGGTAATTTAGTATCGGAAACCACTTCTTATTCTAGCAATATACGTGGGGCGGAAAAAGAGTCGCTAAATGCTAGGGTTGGCACATTAACGGATGCTGTAGGAGATGAACAAGAAGACAGGTCAGGGTACTTTCGTTCAAATAATACAGTTACTTGGTCCGGAACTAGCCTTACTTTTACTAGTAATATTGATCTAGAAGTGGTCAATACTAAAAATGGTACCATTACTGTACACAGTATAGATATTTCTGATAGTCCTATATCTTTGAATGACGGCGAAAGCTTGTGGGTCGAAATAAATAGAACTTCTGCAAGTGAAGTATTAACCGTTCATAGAACTTCCATAGACGCTATTCCTGCACAAGCTCAGTCAGATAAAGACATTTTTGTGGTATTTAGACGTCAAGGTAATGATTTACATATTCCTTTTCACAAACAGGTTATAGCTTCCGGTCAAACGGTAACTTTAGGATTATTTACGGCTACAAATTTTGATATTGACAGAATTTTAACATCCTCAGTATCTGTCATGATTATTGACGGCACTCCTAGTACTGTAGAAGCGGCCACAGTATTAATTAATTCTGACGGAAATGTTTTACTTACCACTTAAGGAGATTTTTTAATGGCTTTTCACAAAGACGAAGTAGGCTCTAGTCTACACGTAGTTCATTTTAAAACATATGCTAGCGCTGCAGCTAGAACTGGGGATGCTACACTAGTTTCTGCAGATATTGGTAAAATCGCTAAACAAACAGATACTAATCGTTATTATCTTTTAATAAACAACGTTGGCCCTGTTTGGTCTGAAATTACTACTCCTTCTGGAGGAGGTTCCGGAGTTAATTACGTAAGTAATCCTAATTCTGAGGATAATACTGCAGGATGGGCAACTTATGCTGATGCTGCAGGAGTTTTTCCAGTAGATGGTACGGGCGGTTCTCCTAATATAACTTTAGTCCGGTCTACGTCAAACCCTTTAAGAAATCAGGCTAGTTTTTTACTAACTAAAGATGCTGCCAACCGTCAAGGAGAAGGCGTATCTGTAGATTTTACTATTGACAGAGCGGATTTAGCTAACGTGCTCTCTATAGAGTTCGATTTTGAACCTGGATCGGGGTTCGTAGCAGGAAGCGATTCTACCAATTCTGATTTAGTTGTGTATTTATACGACGTAACTAATTCGCAACTTATACAGCCTGCTCCCTATAAAATAGTTTCTGGCGTTGGGATTCAAAGTACGTTCCGGGCGGCCTTTCAAACTAATTCAAATAGTTTTTCTTATAGGCTTATACTACACGTAGCAACGACCAGTGCTACTGGGTGGACTTTTAAGTTTGACAATGTTAGAGTTGGGCCCCAAGCCGTTCTTTTTGGCTCTCCAATGTCCGATTGGAACAATAATTTAACATTTACTCCAAATAATTTTGGAACTGTAAGCAATTCAGATTTTTGGACACGTCGTGTTGGCGATACTCTTGAAGTTGAAGGTTATTTTTTATCAGGGACTCCAGCAGCGGCAACTGCTAGCATCACTCTACCGTCAGGATATTCGATTGATACAGCAAAGATTTCGGCGAGTGCTCAACGTTTACAAGTAGGTGAATATTTTCAATCCTCCACAGTAAGCACTAATTTTACTACGGCAAGAATTGGTGCTATTCACGTTAATCCTTCAGATCCTACTAAAGTATTTTTCGCTGTTAGTGGTGGCGCAACTTCTGGCTTGATAAATCTAGACGATGGCAGCAACGTTATTCTTACTGCTAATTCTGGAATGTCTATTAAGTTCAGTATTCCGATCTTAGGTTGGCAGTCTAATGTTCAAATGTCGAATGATACAGATACCAGGGTTGTTGCTCTTATTGCAACAGGCGATCCGGCTTCAGCAACTGCGGGCAATCCTATTATTTTTCCGACCGCCATTAAAGACACTCACAATGCATATTCCGCCATTACAGGTCTTTATACGGCACCAGTATCTGGATATTATCAGATTAACGGTTATTTAGAAGGTTTTAATGCTAGCGAATTTGATATAGCAATTGCGGCATATGTAAACGCTAGTGTGTATGTACGATTAGGTAGGACAGATTCTCAGGCAAATGCAACTTTAGCGGGTACTGTATTTGCTTCAGCCGGACAAACAATTAGTATTCGACCCGAAGGTACTTCCTATGATGCAGGCTCAGCCTCTTCACTTCAAATAACTAGAGTTAGCGGGCCTAATGCTATTGCAGCAAATGAACTAGTTGCTGTCAGATATGAAGTAAGCGGATCTACTGCTAACCCCAGTGTTGCTTCTGGAGGTACGGAGATTATTGATTTTGATACCAGTATTATCAATACTCACGGATCGGTAACAACTGGAGCTTCGTGGCAATTTACCGCTCCAGTTTCTGGTATCTATAGAGTATCAGTTTGTTTAGATTTTGGGGCTGTTACTGCAGGAGCAATTGGACAGGGCGTTGCTGCTTTTGTTTTTAAAAATGGAGTTTCTAATGCAAAATTAGGAGCGCAACGATATCAAACAACTGGAGGCGCAACTAATCAGATGGTATCTGGAAGTAATATTGTTAAGTGTTTAGCCGGTGATACTTTAGATATCAGAGTTACACAAAATTCCGGATCGGCCCTATCATTATCAGCGGGGGCTGGAGAAGACATAGTTAGTATAGAACGAATAGGATTTTAAAATTTAATCTTTATTTAATAGCTAATAAATATCGTTACGAGGAGACAATATGAAATTAGGCTTAATTTCTAATCCCAAATTCCAAGAAGCATTAATCAAGTTAACTGAAAAAGAAATTCCAATAACTCTAGCTTTTACGCTAAAAGGAATTTTAAAAAAAGTTAAAGAAGAGCTAGAAAAATATAATTCTTTAAAAAAAGAATTAGTAGAAAAATATTCTAAAAAGGACGAAAATGGCAAAGTACTAAACGGAAAACAGGAAGGTTCTATACAATTAGAAGAGGCCACTGTTCAAGATTTTTGGAAAAACATTTTAGAACTTGATGCTATGGACGTAGAAATGCCGAAAATAGATATAAAAGCTTTTGGAAATAAGTTAGAAATTTCAGTTATTGATCTATTATTATTAGAAGAACTATTAAAAGATTAATTATTTAGTTTGTAATGCTGTTCAATCGCTATCCGTATTGGAGTATGTTTAATGGATTTTAAAACTTTTATTCTAAAAACATTTAACAATCCTGATTTTGGAAGTTTTAAGCACAGACCGGCAGTAAATTATCTTGATGATAATACTACGGCTCTTCCTTCAGGCAATTCTATGGTGGTGCAAGGAAATACTCTTAAGTTTGAAGACAGAGTATTATTTACTGCATTATCTGATTCTAACGTAAATAATAGAATTTACGAAGTAAAAAATAAAAATGGCGTTTTATTTTTAGAGCTTCAATTAGATGGACAATCAGTTTCTGGAGTACCTATCTTAGGAGATGCTGTATTTGTACGACAAGGTACGTACAGAGATACCTTATGGTCTTATGATGCTGATAGTTGGGTACAATTAAAATTAGACTTTGATAGAGACGATGATGTGCTAATTTCTGGACCGGGAGACCCCAACTCTATTCATATTGATGGATCAAACTCTCCTACCGCCAACATAGATTGGGGCGGAGTTGATTTATCTAACGTTGGTGATCTTTCTGCAAACTCTTTAACTTTAGTATCTCTTTCTGGAGTACTAAAAGCTACAGCAGGAGTAGTATCCGGTTCTGCAGATACCGATGATCTACCAGAAGGCTCTAATTTATACTTTACAGACGAAAGAGCACAAGATGCTGTTGGAGGAATTCTAACAGATAGTGCTTCTATTAATTTTACGTATAATGATGCTGGAAATACGATATCAGCAGACATTATAGATAGTGCTATAGACCACGGATCTATTTCTGGTTTAGGAGATGATGACCATTCTCAATATTTTAAAGTTGTTGGAAGGAGTAATGAAAGTTTAACTCTTACTGATACTGCTAATATTCTTTGGGATACAGACGGAGTAGGAAATATTGGCGCATTAGCAGCTAATAGGCCCAATTCTATTTATGCGTCAAATAAACTTAAGGTTAATAGTATTACTATTACATCTCCCGCCTCCAATGCAGTTTTTGTAGGAACAGAAGTCCCTCTAAGCACCGGAGAACGTAATACGGTTGTTGGGCTAGAGTCGGGTTTAGCACTTACGACAGGCACGCACAACACATTTATTGGATCGTATACAGGAGTTGCTACTACTACTGGATATGAAAATACTTATGTTGGCATGTATTCTGGAGCAACTGCAACAACCGGGTTTTATAATGCTTTTCTTGGGGTCTATTCAGGGGCTTTAAATACTACAGGTAGTGGTAATACATTTATCGGTAGGGCTGCTGGTTTTAGTAACACAACCGCCAGCGATAATACGTGTTTAGGTAATGAGGCAGGTTTTTCAAATACTACCGGCATTAGTCATACATTCGTCGGCAAAAGTGCCGGAAGTAGCGTTACAACAGCAAATCAAAATACGTTCATTGGTAAAAGTGCTGGTACCAATACTACCACTGGTTCGGATAATACTTTTATTGGTGCGACTGCCGGTAATACTAATACTACAGGAAATAATAACGTATTTGTCGGATATCAAGCCGGTTTTAGTAATACAACGGCCATTGAAAATACAATGATTGGACAAGCCGCTGGATATAACAATACTAGCTCGCAAAACACGTTCATAGGTCGAGCGGCTGGTTTTGCAAATACCAGCGGCAGTGGGAATACGTTTGTCGGTAGAACTGCTGGAACTGCAAACACAACCGGGGCCGATAATACATTTGTTGGGAGAGATTCTGGACTCGCTAATACTACTGGAGCAGCAAATACATTTTTTGGCAGAGGTTCTGGTGCTAGTAATACCACAGCAAGCGATAACACATTTCTTGGTTATTTTGCAGGAACTGCTAATACGACTGGCCTAAGTAATACTTTTGTTGGACGTAGGGCGGGTACTGCAAACACCACAGCTAATGAGAATACATTCGTTGGACGAGATGCGGGATTGGCAACTACAACTGGAGGGGCAAATACATTTATTGGCCGAGATGCCGGGTTAACAAATACTACGGCTACTCAAAATACGTTTGTTGGGTCTAGAGCGGGGCGGTTAAATGTTACAGGCGGTAATAATACCTTTATTGGTTATTCAGCCGGTACTGCAAACACAACCGCATATGATAACACGTTTGTTGGTTGTTTTGCGGGGGCTACTAACACAACTGGCGGGAGTAACACGTTTGTTGGATATTTAGCAGGAACTTCAACAACAACAGGTACGGACAATGCCTTTTTTGGTCGTTATGCTGGAGGTACTAATACAACGGGTATTAACAATACCTTCATAGGTCGAGCGGCAGGATCTACAAATACTACTGGAACATCAAACACCTTTGTTGGACGGCGGGCCGGATTTGCTAACACTACCGGAGTTGGCAATACTTTTCTCGGACAAGAC